TCAATGCAGTTGTAGCAGCGCCAGAAGCCGGAACCGGGAATTTCCAGATACTTGCGGCCCCTCCCGCGCGAAGTACAGGTTCAGCGTCTGGCGGAAGGGCGTTTTCAGCACCCGGAGCATTTTCCAGCGGATGTGGTTGGTCACCTTTTCCACGTTGTGCATGACGTCTCCGGGGCAGGGAAACACGACGTCGTTCACGCGCTGGAAATATAGCGGCGGGTGGTGCCGTCCGGCTCCAGGCAGGTAGCCCGGAAGGTCATGTTGATGTGGCCGCTGTTAATGGTTTCGCAACGGAGGAAGTTTCCTGCGATGGCAAACGCGTCGCTCAGGGCGGCCACTTGTTCCTGAACGGGGGCGGTATGGAAAACGGGGGATATGAAAAGTTAAAGAAAGGCTCCGGCATGATTGATGGCACATGCCGGAGCCTGCGTTGGTTGAGTGAGTGACAGTCAGATTTTTAGAAGGAATAGGCAACTCCTACCCCGGCGACGAAGGTGAAATTGCGGTAAACCTTGGATGGTTCCCTGTAGGGGAAACGGGCGGAGGCGCCGCGGTGGTTGGCCGCCAGGCCGCCGTTGCCGAGCCAGACCGTTCCCACGAACGGAGTCACGATCAGGTCTTCCGTTGCCTTGACAGGGGCGGAAACCGTCAGGGAAATGCCCTGCGTTCCGTTGGCGTTCAGGGAATTGCTGTCAAAATAACCGGCCGTGGCGTTCCAGGTGCCCGCCACGATAACGGAGGTGGATTTATTGACGTCATATTTGTACCCCAGGGTATTGGTGAACCACCAGCCTGTCATCCAGCGGAACGTGTATTGGACGCGGCAGTCCCAGAAGAAGTTTTCCAGCCCTTTGCCGAAGTCATGGTGGATGTCCAGAACGAAGCTGTGTTCTTCCGGCCTGTTGTGGCTGAAAGCGGGGATGCCGGAATTGCTGCCCGTGTTATGCGTGTTGAAACTTCCGGGGACGCCGCCGTGAACAAACTGGTAGCTCAGGGCCGCGATAGTTGATTTCCCGAATTTGCGGCTGACGCCTAAGATGGCCGAACCTTCGTCGCAAATGCCGGAATCATCGTGTTTCAGGCCATTATCCGTCAGCCACTGATATTTCAATCCGCCTATCAGGGAATATTGATTGTTCAACTGATAGGCGCCGACGGCTTCCAGAGGAATGACATGGTCGCTGGCGGAATTCTGGAAAGCCAGGCCGCGGCTGATATATTTGGTAGCGTAGCCTGTTCCCAGCTGGGCGGAGAATGCCTCGCCGCCGTTATTGGCGTTTACAACATCCAGGGGAAGCTGGATATCGGCAGAAGCCATGCCGGAAAAAGCGGCCATGGCCGCACATGTTGCGATAATGGTTTTATGTTGCATAATTAGAGGGGAAAAATACGGTAACAATATTTTTATTTTTAGCAAGGGTATCTTCAATACCAGAAAAGAAATGGAAAGATATGTTCAACGTATGACAAAAAGTGTTAAATATTCGGCGCGTTATTACATCGTGCAAGGGCATTTTTCCCAGGGAAAACTTTATTGCTTCCACAAAAGTCAGATTGATTTAAACGGCTCCCTGCCTGTTCTGCGGCAGGCGCGCTCACGGGGGATGGCTTTTGCGAAACTGCCGATGCCGCGGATTCCTTTTCCAGCGCTTTCCTTAACTGGGGCTTCAGGTGTTGGAAGAGTCTGATGGAGCCTTTGCTGGACATGTGGTCTTTGTCCTTGTACAGGATTTCCCCATGTTCACAGGCGTTGAACGGTCTGTCCTCCGGTATATGGGGAAGGATGCGCAGGACGGCGCAAAGTCCTTCCTGTTTTCAAGAACCATCCATGGGGCTGTCAGTGAAAAGGGACAGTATAGTTGAAATAGGGTGAATTAGGGGTGAAATAGCTTGAAAGCTAGCAATGGCGTGGGATTACGGCGATGGAAAGAAGAGACGGGTAGTTGCGATGAAGGAACATAAAACTACCGAAGCGGGACAGGTTGTTGCGATATGAAAAGCCCCTCCGAAGAGGGGCGTTAATATTACGAGGCCAAAGCAAGGCCAAGCCGATTACAGGCGATCCGATAATATTCCGGAGATAGTTCAATCCCGGTTGCGGCATGTCCTAAATTTTGTGCCGCTGCCAGCGTAGAACCTGACCCGGCGAACGGGTCAAGAATCTTGGATTGCGCAGGCAGAACCGTCATGAGATGTTCCATTAGAGCAACGGGCTTGCCCGTGAGATGGTGCTTATCAGAGGGTTTGAGGTAATGACGGAAAACGCCTGCCGGGAACACGCGCGGACGGTCCTGCTCTTTGCCGATGCTGCCGCGGGTGGCCACCAGGACGAACTCGGCTTGATTGCGGAACATGCCTTGATGGGGGCGGCATGCCTCCGTCTTGTCCCAAGTGACCACGGAGCGCCATGTCCAGCCCGCCACCTGCAAGGCGTCGCTGGTGGTCGGCAGTTGCCGCCAATCGGAACACACCATCAGCCAGCCGCCCTCGCGCGTCAGGCGTAGCGCCTCCGCCATCCATAAGACCGACCACATGAAATGGGAACGTTGGTCGCGGGTATCGGAATCAAAAGAAGGATGTCTATCGCGGGAAATATACTTGCGTACAGGGGAAGCCTTACGATCCGCTGTTGTTAGCCCCCCGGACGCATAAGGAGGATCAGTAATGACTGCATCAAAAGACGCATCCGGCATAGCTTTCATGAAGGGTAGGCAATCCCCTTGAATCATTGTTTGAGTGTTGGTCATAGGGGCATAAGCATAACTTATGCACAGTTCTTTTTAAGGAGCGCAAGGAATTTATGATGAATTTGTTATGAAAAATCTAACATAAAATGCTGACCATGAATTTTATGCAGATGTGTCATAAAATCAACGCTTAAGGCGACGCATTAGGTAACGAGCATCCACACCATCAGTTTGCAAAAGAAAGATCGGCTCCCATCCGTCTTTGATCCAAGCATTATGTTCGGAATAGTCTTCATCAATTCCATTAGCCGTTATTTCTCTGTATTCATAGATGGGAGCTCGAAATGCAGGATCATTTGAGCGAAAAGCAATAATCCCTAAAAAAACAGTTATGAGAAGCAACAGTACGATCAGAATATTTGCTTGTTTATAACTCATACAATTTATAGGTGTTGTATTTTTTATTGACTGACGTTATTGACTAGAAGTTTCAAGGCTTCTCTTAATTTTACTAGTTCCTTCTCTGTCTCTCTCCACTTTTTTTCATAATATGAGGATTCTTGTATCGTTTCAGGGCCGACTTTACGCCACAAATAATCCATAGACACGGCTAGAGCATCAGCCATTCTTTGCAGCTCTCCTGCCTTGGGAATTGATCTCCCTGTAATATAAAGAGAAATAGCACTTTGTGATATTCCGGTAGATTCAGCAAGCATCATCTGTGAGAAGCCCCGTTGCTTCATAAGGGATTTCAAATTGTCATGAAATAACAGTTTCTTAATATTTTTCTTGCCTGTCATTAGAAGTGTGGTATGAGTTTTCTCATAGGCGCGCCTTAGAACGGCGCGCCATGAGCAAAACCTATCATGACAACGAAAACAGCACAAGAACGCATCACGCCGCAGTGGTTGCTTGCCCGCGGTTGGTACATCACGGAGGCCGCTAAGGCGATTGGACGGGATCCCAGTCATGTGCGGCGGGTATTGATTGGGGACAGGAAGAGCAAGACTATTGCAAAGTTGCTCCGAGCCTTACCTGAAAAACAACTTACCGGACAACGGAAATGATGACTACTTACCTTAAAAAAGCCCTGGCCCGGCTGCTGGAAATTGCCGTGCTAGCGGCGATGGCCGGAGTGGCAGCCTGGTGCGGGGTTTACTGCCTGGACGATGAAGCCCGGCAAGTAAGGGAAGGAAGAAAAGACCCCCGAACGGCTGTTTTGCCCGTATTACCCGATGAAGGATGAAAAATTGACGCCCCTTGAAAAAAACGTGGTGCTGGCATTGCTTAGCCGTCCCCAGTTCCGACGCTGGGCCGGGCTGCCCGAATCCGGGCCGCTGACGCTGCAACAAATAGCCGATTGTCTGGACGTGTCCCCGCAGACCATCCAGGGGATTGAAGCCCGCGCAAGACTGAAACTGAAAGAAGCCCTATTGAAAGAATTTGCGGACCATGAAAAAATGTGAATTGAGCATCCCGGAAGCAACCCGGATTGCCCTGGGGGTGAGTGAGGCGAACCGCCTGCACAAGTACGCCACCGCCCAGGCGGAAATGGCCGTTGTAGCCGGAAAGAATGCCGTGCTGGCCGTGCTGCGGCTTGGCAGGCTGTTGAAAGATTTGAAGGCCGCTACCGTTCACGGTGAGTGGGGACAACTGTTTAAGAAAGAATCTAATACCAAATTGAGCTCATGCGCTCAATTTGAAACACAGGCAAATGTAGCCCATGAGCTACATTTGAACTTTAACCGACAAACAGCCAACCGCTACATGCGCTGCTACCAGGAAGCAGCGGCACGACTGGGGCAGAACGAACGGCCCGCGCTGGACATGGGCCTGGACGGCGAAGCTGTGGAAACCCTGCCGGAACTGGTGAAAAAAGCCACCGGGAACGCCGTTACCCCCCGGCAAATGATGCTGAATCTGCAAGTGGTGAAAGACGGCAGCAAGAGCGCCGCCCAAGCCGCGCGTCTGGCCCAGCACGAAACCATCTTGCGGAACCGGGGGAAAGGCCGTGCCGCCGCCCCCGTAAGCCCGGAACAGGCCATGATGGCCGCCGTGGCGGGCGTGCAGCCGGAAGAGGAATTGAGGGAACAGAAAAAGCAGGTGGCTATCAAAGACGCCCACCACATTGTGATCATGCTGGACGAATTCACCAAAGAGGAATTGCACAAGTATCTGCCCGGCCCCGACCGGGATTACCTGCTCCTGTGCCTGAAGAACGTTGAACGGATTATCAAGGAAGGAAAATGAATGAATTATCCACCATTGAAGGGCTGCCCGGCTGGGAGGCCCTGCCCGCGGAAGAGCGGCTGAAGGTGCGCAAACTGCACGCGGCTTGCCGTGAAATCGCGGCGGCTCCGAACAAAATGGCCGCTTACAAACTGGCGGCCCAGGCAATGAAAGACGCGGGGCATCCCATGTCCTGGCAGTCCGTCCAACGCAAATTCCTGGCGTGGCAAACAAGCGGCAGTCTGCTGGCCCTTGCCGATTTGAGGATGGCCGGGATGCGTCCCACCCGGGCACGGGTGAAGCATCCGGGATTTGTCGCTTACTGGACGGAACTGCAAACGCGCTGCCAACGCAACGGCGGCCAGGCTTACCCGCTGCTGCTGGACATCTGGCGCAAAAAATCCGAAGTCATACCCGGTTACGAAGGCTGGCCCGGTCATCCTCAAATTCCCGTGGGGTGGAGCAAGAAAAACCTGATGCGTATTAAACCCGCCGCCCTGGAAGCCAGGGTGATGAGGGAAGGCATCAAGGCCGCGGCCCCTCTGCTGCCGATGGTGCTGACTACCCGCGTAGGCATGGAGGCCGGGGAATACTACGTGTCCGACGACAACTGGCTGGACACGCACGTTATCTGCGGCAAGCAGATTGTGCGCCCCTTGCAGCTGGGCTGCCTGGATATTGCCACCGGAAAAATGGTGCACTGGGGCATGATGCCCAGGATGATGCGCCAGGACGGGACGCACGCCGGATTGACGGAGCGCTACATGCGCATGTTTGTGGCGGGGCTGCTGGCAAATGTCGGCATCAATACGTCCCGGGGAACCACCCTTGTGGTGGAAAACGGAACGGCAGCCATCCGGGCGCACATGGAGCAAGTCTTGCTGGACCTGTTTGACGGCGCGGTGAAGGTCCACCGTTCCGGCATGGAAGGGAAAACCCAGGCATTGCTCCGGGGGTATGAAGGCCGCCAGGGCGGCAATCCCCGCGGCAAGGCGCACCTGGAATCCGTGTGGAACCTGACGGCCAATATATGGAGTTCCTGCCTGCCCGCTCCGTCCGGCCATGACCGGACAGAGCCGGAATGGCTGGCGGGCCTGATGAAGGAGCAAAAGGCGCTGCTGAAAAAGCAGGGCTATCTGGAAATCAGGGATCCGGACCGGGCCGCCATGCTGCGGCATCTGATGCCAACCTTTGAACAACTTACAACCGATATAGCCTGGCGCGTGTACGATGCCTTTAACAGTCGGACCGACCACGCCCTGGAAGGCTGGGAACGGATGGGGCTGGTGGTGCCGATGGTGCGCCTGTCCACGGACAGCGACTGGATCACGCTGACGGACAGCATACCGGAAGCGGACCGCCACACGCTGCTGAACATGGCCGCCCGCGATCCGGAAAGGCTGGTCAGTTCCCGTCGCCTGTCCCCCGCGGAAGCCTGGAACCTGAAACTACAGCACCAGCCCCCGCTGCGGAAAGCGACGCAATGGGAAATCGTGGATTTGCTATCCCGCGACCTGGCCGTGAAAACGGTGGTGAAAGGCTCCTACATCATCCTGCAAAACAAGGCGGTAAGCATGGACCGCCTGTACTACCCGGCCAGCATCGTCACGCCGGAAGGGTATCAGCGCATCCTGCCCAGCGGCATGGATGTATGGGTGATGCTCAACATGTTTGACGATCAGCACTTGTACATCATTGACGAAAAAGGCCGCTGCCTGGGCATGAGCACGCTACAGCAACGCGCGCCCTACTACGACGAGGACCAGGTGCGGGCGGCTATGGGAAGGAAGAAGAAAGCCACGGCGGCAACCTTGCAGGAAACGCGCGTCCACCACGCCCGGAAAGAAGCGGCCATCGTCGGAACACGCCTGTACAACCGCCAGGTGGCGAAGGGGGCGCCCATTACGGTGCAAGGGTTGCTGAACGCCGAAGGCACGGATGCCGCCGCCCTGGCCGCCGTGAAAAAACTGCCCGGCATCAGCCTGTTGCCGGAAACGGAAATACCGGAAACGGCATCCCCCCAAAAAGAAAGCCATCCGAAAATTTCATTTTTATAAATACTATGGACAGAATAACATATACAAAAAACGACAGCGACCCGCGGCGCTTTTTGCCTGCCGTTACCAGCGGGCCATACCCCCAGGAAGCGAAGCAGACATTAGCCTGGCTTATCTCCTACGCCGCAGAACACAACTGGACCCTGGGCGATATGGCAGCCCAGGCCGGAGTGTCTGCCAAGACAATGCGCTCCATACTAAAAGGCACCTACGAAGCCAATGCGGAACCGCATCTGCTGGCCCTGGCCGCACTCCGCGCCCGGCTAACTGTAGATCAGGCGGGCGAAGATTTGCCATTTGTGGAAACAAAACTTGCCCGTTATACGATGGATCTTGCCGAATTTACACGGCGCTACCATTACGCGGCGGTGATGATCGGACCGACGCAGTGGGGCAAGACCGAAGCCGTGAAGGAATACGCCCGGAGGCATCCGGACAAGGTGGTGCTGGTGCGCTGCCCCGTGTCAGCCAGTCCTACGCGGCTGCTTTACCGGATTGCCAAGCAGATCGGAGCGGGAACGACGCTGAAACCGGAAGATATGATCGACCGCATCCTGCGCTACCTGACCCCTGATCATTTACTAATCATCGACGAAATTCACCATGTTTTGCGCAGCGACAAGATGGGAATGAAAGGCGTGGAGCAGGTGCGGGAACTGCGGGACATGTCCGGCTGCGGACTGCTGCTGACGGCCACCCCCGAATTTGAGGCGGCAATGGAAGAAAGCCCGGTCTGGTCCGACATGCTGAAACAGCTGTCCAAACGCAACGCCTGCCGGGTGTACCGCCTCCCCTCCGCCATCAGCACGGAAGACTTGCGCCAGGTATGGGAATTTTACGGATTCCCGGAACCGGACGCGGGCCTGCGGGCCTCCGTCGAAGCCGCCGCCCAGGACAGCGGGTACGGCGTCATCACCAAGCGCATGAACCTGGCCCGGATAGCCGCTAAAAACGCGGGTGTGCCCGTGACCTGGGATTATTACCTGGGCGCCATCAAGAAGCTGCAAGACATGGAAGACGGCAACATGCCGGATGACGTGTAACCCTCTAAATCCTATGAATCAAGATACCACGACACCACCGCAGAACCACCCGTGGGTGACTGCCTCAACGCCGAACAACCTGCGCGATCCGCAACTGCTACAGGACTTGTCGGAAATCGGCATGACCTGCCTGCTGGGCTGGCATGCCCTGATGGACACGCCCCACAGTTACTCCGCCAAATCTGTGTGGTACGGCAAAGCAAAAACATGGGCGGAGGAATTGGAACGCCTGTATCTCACCTATACGCAAGGAGACGACTGGATGATCCAATTCCCGGGCATCCAGCAACACGTCATCAGCCAGGCGGATGCGGACATGTCCCGCGCCTATGGAATGCTCTTCTGGAACAATCCCATGCCGGATGGCAGCGACCCGAAAACAGCCATAACGCAACGGCTCTTGTCCGCCCATAACATCATCCGCCACCTTGTCAAAGGCGAAGGCGGCCTGCCTTATGGCAGGCTGCCCAGGGTGGGGGAACCTGAATTCCTGGCTTATGACCCGGACGCGGAAAGATGGGTTGCCGGACGCGGCATTGAAGACCTGGAAGACGACAGATACCAAGACTAACAATCAACACCACCATCATGTACAGCACCAACACCAACCATCAACAGGACAGGGGGCAGCAAGCCCCCAATGTCAAGCCGGCCCCCAAAGGCGGCCACTTTGTCCTCCACATTGAGGACGTTGCCACGGACAACGACAAACTTGGACTGGCTGTTTACTGGAACACCGTGCGGGCAACCGCCTACGAAACGCCAGCCTTCCGCGTCTTTGCGACACTCAAAGAAGTGATTAACCGAAACGCTGACGCCATCGGTGAAATCATGGCCGATGCCATCAATCGCAACCGGGAGGGCCAACAATGATGCAGAGCACATTTTATTGGGAGGCCGCCCGGTACATATCCGTGGCGATCATACCCGGTGCGGGGGCAAGGTATTTCACTTACGCCAACGAATCTGACGCCCGCCGCCATGAAACCAGCATGAGGGAGTGGCACGGCTCCCAGGGCAGAATCACATATTACACCATCCAAAACGCCGGGGACATCCTGCGTGCGGCGGAACATTGGACCATGTGCCGGGATTGTAAACGATGCCGCCCCTCCCGGCCCCATCTCCGCCAACCGGGGAAGCAGTATGAATGCGACCTCCTGGGGACGGACGGGCACTGGTACGTGGACCCGGAGAAAGACGGCTGCACCTGGGGAACCAGGATGGAGGAAGAACACAAACCGGAAACCAACAGCCATGAATAACATCGAACAGGAAACAATCTGCTTTCAGATTAACTTGGAACTAGGACGGTTCCCGGGGAATCATGACTACCACGTGACCTATGACCCGCGCTGCCGGGAAATCGGGGTGCAACTGGGAGAACTGGGCGTCCAGTGGGTGCCCGTGGACGCCGAGAAATTTTACTCCTGGCTTCACAATACCCCCGGACTGAAATGGACGGACGTGGTGGCCATGCTGGTCCGCAAGCTCCGCCAGACGAAACAACTCAACAAACAACATAACAATGGGAAAGATACGCACAACCACTAAAGCAACCGACCAGCAGGTAATCAAAGACCAGGACGAATTCTGCCGGACACTGGACGACATCGCCCGCAAGGGTGTTGAACTGGACACCTTGCAGGCCGCCAAGGAGACCGCCATGCAGCAAGTGCTCACCGAGCATGATCCCAAAATCAGCGAACTGGCCAGGGAGATTGCCCGGCTCACCAAGATGGCCGAGCAATGGGCATCTCCCCGCAGGGACGAGCTGTTTGCCAGGGGCCGTAAATCCGGCACCACCGCCCTGACTACCTACGGCTACCGCCTGGGGCAGCCCTCCCTCAAGCCCGCGCCGGGATGGACCTGGGACAAGGTTGTAGCCCTGCTCAAGAGCACCCGCCGCAGGGCCTACCTGGTCACCAAAGTAACCCCGGACAAGGATGCGATCCGCCTGCATGTCAAGCCTCACAAACTCGCCAAGCTGGGCATGCAGATCAAGCAGGATGAAACGTTTTACGTAGAGAGAAGCACCAGGAGTGACGACTAAATACAAATGCCGGAAACGGCCCTCCGGCCTCTACGACGTAACGGTGATCACGCCGGAGGGCGGAAAAAGTATCATCTACAGCATGGAGGAAGACCGGAAAAACAACCTGATCCGGGTGATCAGGGAATACAATGAAGAAACTGCACGCATCAAAGCCATTAAACCACGCAGCGACAATGGAAAAGTCATTATCAAATAAGCAAAAGGCCGTATTGGCGCAGCTGGCCGTCCGGGCCTACAAGCAGCTGCAAGCATACGGCTGCCCGGTGCCGTCCCTGGAAGAATGGCGGCACGACGAGACCTGGAAAGCCACCGGACACACGGAATCTTTCACCCGCGCAACACAAAAGGATTATACGCTGATTTACAATCGTTTTGCCGCTTACCTGGGATATGAAGCCATCAGAGACAACACCTACACGGAAATGGACAAGGCATTGCACATCCTCCGGGACAGCATGCAACGGTTTGAAACCGGGCCGGACTATCTGGCGGAAGTGGTGAGGGACCAGCTGCATCTGCCCTGCACGGGAAAGAATGTCTATGACCAGCTACAGAAATATGCCAAGCCTGAACACATCCGCCATCTGAATTATACAGTGATCAACCGGGGCCGGGCCGCCGCCCGAAAGCTGGCGGAAGAAACAGGATTGGAAACCTATGAACCGCACGCAATCCCGGGGACGATTCCCCCGGGAAGGCTGGCGGATCATGTGGGAGCCGTCCCGGTATCCAGGTCCATCCAGGCAGCAGCCCGAAGGGCTGTCACCCCGGAACCCGAACCGAAGACGGCCAGGGGATGGAGCGACACGGTATCATTTGAAGACGAATTCCCTCTGTAACTTTTCGCATCCCTGCGGATGCGCGGATTGAAACCAAACCGAAGCGGAACAACTGGTCAGACGGTCCAAAAGGCTTGCAGTATCAGACTTTCCCGGCAAAGCCCCATGCTGAAAATCCAGCATGGGGCTTTTTGCGTCCCTGCTCCTGAAAAACCGTTAAGCGTGTGGTAATATGGACACATGGACGAAAATTTGCGCCGCTGGGCTAATGGGCCGGAATGTAGCGTTGCCGAAGCTGCCCGCATATTAAAGGTAAGCCGGGAAACAGTGCGGCGCATGATATTGAGGGGGGACTTGTACGCCTGGCCTGCCGTGCCCGGAGGCGTAAAAAAGCTATTGTGGGAGGGGCAAGTGCGGGATATGGCGGCGGCAGCGCGGGCAGAAGCCATCCAGCGCGGGAAGATGATGCAATCCACCTTCAACTTTTTTTAGCACATTTGCCACAAACGCCACATTTGCCACAAATGCCACATAAAGAATGCGGAGCCTGGGCTAGAGTGCCCGCATGACTAACAAGCAAGATTTTGGCGGAACAAAAAACGGAGATGAACTGAATCGTGGTAATCATGGGAATGAAGCCCTCGCGTCGGGAGACGCCGGGGCAACTACGCCCCAGCAAACGAAAAAGACGACCACGCCCTGGTACTTGTCCCGGACGTTTTGGATCAACCTTGCCGCCCTCCTGTCCCTGCTCCTGCCGTCCGTCCGCGAGTGGCTGGAAAACAACCCTGTGGACTTTGTGACCGCCCTGGGCGGCGTGAATGTCCTGCTGCGGTTTGTAACTTACGGGAAGCATCAAATTTCATCCGACAGCGATGATAGCGATACCGCCTCCGGCGATGGAGGCGGAAATGAATTGGAGTTCCGGCCCCTGGTGCCAGGCGAGAACGACCTGGCAAATTCGTCCATAGCCGGGGCCGGGACATCCAATCCGGCCAAGCCCGGAACCATCAAGCGCAACGTGCTGCTGACCATCGGCGCGCTGATGGTGCTGCTGGGCGGCTCCTGTAGCAGCGAGGCCCCCGCATCCACCAGCGTGAGCCTGTCCGAAGGGCAGGCGGTGATTGTCCGCGGCGGTTCCTCCCTGGTGATTGACCGGGGGGAAAGAAAGCTGCTGTGGAATCAGAGCGTGCCGGAAGTGGTGATCGCCCCGCCCGTGGTGCAGAAAGGAAAATAGTTAATAAGTAACAGTGAAGAAAGGAAAGCATCATGAAGTACGCCGAATTGAAAATGAACACGCTGTCTTGGCAGCGAGCACTGAAGTTTGCCGGGTTTTACCGTGGGGCCTTAGATGGTATGACTGGCCCGTTGACCCGTGAAGCCGCTACGCAGTGGGAAACCAGCCACAGCCAGCTGCAAGCCAGATACGGCCAGGTGGACAGCCGCTCCGAGTCTTATCTATGGACCTTGCAACCGCTAGCCGCCATGCGGGTACGCCAGGTGATCGTAGCCATGCGGCAACAGGCCGATTGGAAAATCATTTGCGGCGTCCGGACCTACGATGAACAGGACGCGCTATATAACAAGCGCCCCCGCGTCACCCGGGCCAGGGGCGGCCAGAGCATGCACAATTTTGGACTGGCCGCGGACTTTTGCCTGTTTGAGGACGGGCAGGACATCTGGTCCCCCAGCGAAGGCCCAAAATCCATTTACGCGCCGCTTGCCGAAGCGACCCGCCAGGCGGGCCTGGTATGGGGCGGAGACTTCCGCGCCATCTACGACCCCGGCCATATCCAGCTGGGGGAAATCGCCACAACCGCCCTGCATCGTGCCTATACCCAGGGCACGTCCACCCTTGCCGAATTATTGAAATGATGATGCAGCTATTGGCGGAAGCGAGCACGATAGATGCCGGAGCGGTTGGCCAGATAATAAGCACCCTTGTGGGGGCTGGCGCTATTGGCGGGGGTGGCTACGTGATGGGTAAGGCTCGCAAAATATCCTTGTCCAATGATCCCCTCAATGTCCGCAAGGCTAACGAATACGCCACCAAAGAGGATATTGCCCGGCTGGAACGAGAAATCCGAGACATAAAAAATGACCGGAAAGAAGACCTGGGAGACATATATGACCGCCTCAACGAACAAGGCAGAGACCTGCATGAAATCATCGGCATGCTGAAAACCCTGACCCCACCGAACAAGAAATGAACCGAACCGCCGAAATCAGACTGGCCATCCTGAGGGACCTGGCCCATGTCCCCGCCGGACTGCTGCGCCGTGAAGATGACATACGCTGCCGGGTGCAGCTGCAAGTGGTGCCGTCCCCGTCCCGCGCGGAAATTGAAACCGAACTGAAGGAACTGGACGCGCTGCGCCTGATCACGGGCATCTCCAACAAGATCACGGGAGAAATGCGCTGGCGCATTACGGATGCCGGACAAGCTGAACTTAGCAACCAGTAACCCCCCTACACCCATGCGCAAGCCCAGGCCGGACAGCACCATCCACAACTTGCCGGAGGAATTGCGGCAAGCCGTGGACGACGCCCTTGCCGCCAACGCCACCCTGAAGGATGTACAGGCCATTCTGGCGGAGGGAGGCGTGCGGCTGTCCCTGCAAAGCATCAGCGAGTACTACAAGCTGCACCTGCTGCCCCGGATATGGGCGGCGGAAGACCACAATGCCGCCCAGCTTGCCAAAATCAAGCGGGGCAACGTCACGAAGGCCACCCATGCCGCCGTACTGCAAACCTGCTACGAAGTCATTACGCGCCCGGGCAAAAAATCCGCCGCGGATTTGCAACGCCTTTACGGCATGGTGCTGGCCGGACAAAAGGCCCAAATGGAAGCCCAGCGGCTGAAACTGGACATTGACAAATGGCAAATGCTGGCCGCCCAGGCGCTGCTGGACAAGGCCACCAGTCCGGAAGTCCAGGCGATTGTCGGCAGCAACGAAACCAACGAAAGCAAACTGGCCAGGCTGCGCGCCCTGCTGTTTGGCCAGCGGAAAACAGTCACCCCCGAATTTGTAGATGCCCCATCATCCTGACAATTTCCGGGCAGTCAACCTGCTGGCCTTTCAGGACGCCGCGTTCTGCGTGGCTTTCCGCATCTGCTTTTTCATGTGGAGGCGGCAGGGCGGCAAGTCCTACACGATTGCCAGCAAGGCCATCGACCGCATGATTGAAAAGCCCTGGCGGAATTGCTTTTTTGTGAGCGCATCCATTGCGACCGGAAAGGAAATCGTGGAGAAGGAGGCAACCATCTGGCACGACGCCCTGGGCGCCCTGAAAGCTTGCCAGGACAAGCTGGGCAAGCAGCTGGGCGGCAACGTCATCGACAAGACCAGCAAGGAACTTTTGAACGTGGACGACTTGGCGGAACTGATGGACAAGCAGGCGGCCCAGGTCAGGATTTACCACACGCGGACGGCGTACAGCCGCACGAAGATCCTCGCCCCCAATCCCGACACGGCCCGGGGCTGGACGGGTGACGTGTTCGGAGATGAAATCGGCTTCTGGCCGGACTTCAAAGGCGTATGGGACGCGGTGGAACCGATCATCTCACGCAACCCGGAATTCCTGTTCTGGCTGTTCAGCACGCCGCCCGCGGACGATACGCATTACACCTACGACCTGCTGAACCCGGGCATAAGAATATTTAAGCCGAACGCTGCCGGGAACTGGTACAAGACGGAACAGGGCTACCCGGTCCACCGCGTGGACGCCCTGGACGCCGAACTGGCCGGGCTGCCGCTCTATGATCCGCTGTCCGGCAAGGTGGTGCCCTACGAAGAATTCAGGGCGCACAGCCTGGACCGCGCGTCGGTGGATCGCAACTATGGCCTGAAGTTTATCCAGGGCGGCACGGCAGCCATCCCGCTGGGCTGGCTGAACCGGGCGCAAAACATGGGCCTGGGCCATTGCACGGGCCTGGACCTGGCCGGGGAGGAGGTGTGCGCATGATCGCGATCCGTGAAGCCATCTCCCCGAACTGGGCGGAATCCCTGTGCGCCGGAAAAGTGTGTTTCGGGCTGGACGTAGCCAGCACGGAGGGCAAGAAGTCCAACCCGTCCAGCCTGACGGCCACGGAATACTGGGACCGCATATACTGGCAGCGGCTGGTGGTCAGGTGGAAGACGGAGCACTACGCCGTCATGCTGGGCATCCTGGAACTGGTCATTGGCGCCGTGCCTCGCGAGCAGCGCGGCGTGCTGGTGGTGGACACCAGCAATGAAAAATTCCTGGCGCGGGAACTGGCTAAAGACCTGTCCGGCCTGGTCCGGGTGGTGGGATTTTACGGGCAGCAGGTTGTCCGCTACTGCGGCGAAAAATCCGACGCCAAGACGGCAATGGGGGCCGCGTATTGCTCCGCCCTGGAAGACGCTCTCATTGCCATGCCTCCGGGCAAATGGCTGGAAACGGACCACCGCCTGGTGACGCGCAACGGCGCACGGTTCGAGGCCGATGTGGACGCGCAGGGCAACCACGCGGACACATTTGACAGCGGCAAGCTTTCCTACTGGGGCCACGTCGGGACCGGGCTGGAATCATGCAGCCCGTCATCCTGGCGGCACAAGTCCCGCCAGGGCAAGAGCAGGAAGAGCAGTAACCGGGCCTCCGGCACCCGCCGCTGGGGCGGCCTCAGGACCAGGAGATTTTAA